GTTATGCGTTGTCACACTATCATTAGTAATGCCACATATGTCAAGGTACACGTAATTGAGTACTGTGTTCATAAACGTTGTAAGCCGCCAACCAGATAATAACGTGCCATTAGTCTTTACTGTCTGTCTGCAACCTGATATATGCAACCTGCTATCACTCAAACTTGATTGTACCCACGCAATAGCCTTGATCTGGTCGTCATCAAGATAGTTTTTAAAACAAGCCACGTATGCATCCATAACCGCACTCATCGTAGTCACACTGTGTTGCGAGTTAAAATCTTCGAAGTCAAAACAGTAAGGTATTCCATTATTCAACACTTGTTTTACTGTTTCTTTAACATTAGCCACAGTGGCACTTGGTCCTATGGGAAAATGTTTACTCAACATCTCTTCGCATCCCTTGAAAGCGTAACTAGACAAGATAAAGTTGGTTACGTCTACACCGTATATAGCACGCTGCTTACCCCATTCATACTTTGTGCTTGACCATGCTTCCATACAAGGTGGCCGTTCTAAAAAGTGTTGTATGTCGTACGTGGGCATCCTACTCAATGCATAAAATTTATTACGTAGACCTACATCCCTAGCTTTGAATTCATCGTCTTCAGGATACTGTGAATGGTATGCCCCGGTAGGAGACCATTGCCAACGCATAGCCCAGTGGTTTGTCCAGGTACTCCTAGTTGGTGTTCCACCGCTCACCTTAACCCGTTTGAACAACTTCAATGCTCTTTCAAATACCATCTCTCTTGTAAATGAGACTGTGTTAGGTTCAGTACGGTTGTGTATCTCAGCCTGCCAATCGACATCCCCAAGACCTCTATTTACTAATACCTCTAGCTCAAAGAAAGGTGTCAGGTCCAAATCTACAAGGTTCTGCACTGCCTTTAACCTACCAGAAAACTGGTTCTTTATTTGAGAAAAGAAGTCCGCCACAGACTTGTATCGCCATTGCCAAATTAGTGAATTTTTGATGATCTCTCTATGTTGTATAGGTAACGCTTTAGCCCACACAAGCAAACCAGCCAAAAAACTTTCATGTAGATCAAGCTTTGCTAGGCTCTCAAGTAGGGGAAGTACGAACGGTACATCTCTTTTAAACGTGTCTAAGCCTACTTTCCTCAATTCTTTTATAGTTATGTGTCTGAGGTGCCTGCTAGATACCTTACATACCGGTGGTTCAGCTGACCCATCAAACCACGCTTTGAGTGTAGTTAGGTTAGTCAGTGGTATGTTTTGGCTTGATCTCTTTGTAACGTGCAAGACGTACTGTAAGATCTCTTGTCTAGTGACTGGACCGTAAGGGAACAGGTCAGGACCGTATTGTATCCTTGAAATACGAAGGAGCACTGACCTACCCTGTACGTGTAAAGGCTCGTGTCTAGAGATATAAGCAGCTGTTAGGTTGAGTCGCGCCATGTATACACACTTTGTAAATACCACGTCAGTATCATACCTTGTGTGTACATCACCTTCTAAATTGATGCCCGGGTAAACATCTAGAAGGTGGAAGTCCGCCTCTTCAAAAGAAGCTACCTCTAGTTCCCGTTCATTAGCCTTGATACCTAGAGGTACCATATCAAGGCTTGCAAGACTACGTTTGACTAGTCTTGTTCGTCCGGCGGCCGCTCCTCGTGTTCCATCTGCACCGGTACGTCCACCATGCGCGCTGCTGTAGGTGGCTCTAACAAGTTTGCACTGCCTGAAGCGGTTGGCATTGGTACACCGGCGATCAGCTCTTGCACTTGAAAATCCGCCAATGCGAGATCATATGTGGTTAGTATGTTTGCTGTGAACTTCTCACTATCTATAGGTACTTGTACGAACCCGCGTATCGTATTCACATTTCTTACGTCATAGCTAGCAGCTCTGGCGTTCCATAGTGGCTGTGTTTGTAACACTGTCTCGGCTCGTGTCCAGTAACAAACTACTGCACAGTCTGCTAAGCTTTCAAAACTAGACCCAAAACTATTATACCGTTCTTCTATAAACTCCAGTTGGTAGCTAACGGGCATATCCAGTGTCGCTGGTGTTACCGGCGGCATAGCTATACTTACATCATTTGCAGCAAAGATTCGATGTGTACCGTTACGCAAGGGATGTGTGTAGTTAACAGTATATCCTTGCCACCTACTAACTACACCATTAGCCCATAGATCATTGTAATTATAGGCTTTTCTGTACCGCCCTTTGTAGTATTGATGTACTGCTGGATTAATTGAAAATACTGATGAATAAGGGGTACCAGCCATTAGTGAACCACCAAGACCCGTTATAAGAGCTACTCCTGATGGGCCAGCCATTGAGTTTAATATTAAATCGTTGTTCCTACCTGCCACATACCCGTAATCAGCAATGTGGTCGATAGTAATATTACCGAACTTCATGTTTATAGTATAGTAATCCCTGAGTTTACCCTCCAGCTGAGTAAAAACTCCAGGCATTACCGGTTTTGGGACAGCTCGTCCTATCATTGCTGAAAACATTGAGTCTGCTCTAGTTGACGCATCTAATGCATCAGCGTTGTTACTATGTATTCGTTGTAAAATGTCTTCTATATGCTTAGCATTGTGGGTAAACATATATTCGCCCCAATACCAAGCAGTGTTAGCCAGCATTGATTCTAAGATATTAGAATCATTAGGTCTGGTTAACTGGTTTAATGTCTTGATTGCATCAACGGAAGTGGCAACACCATCTCCTTGTAATAGGAAGTGAAATGCTGCTCTCTTTAATCCTAATTTAGGCAGACTAAGCCGTCTAGGTAGATGTGTCCACCAATGCGATTCTACTGTTTCATTAGCAGGTTGGGCCAGCCAATACTTAGCAGCTATTATTGCTGATTGCATATCCTCGTGTAACCGGTGGTTTACAACAAATTTGATTATAATAGCTCGCATATCTGCCGCAGAATAGGTACAATCTGTGTACAAATTTTCTGGCCCGTGGTGTACATATATACTATTCTGTGTAATAGCTAGATCTATGTCTTGATCTATCAAGAATGGTGTAGATCTCAAGTTACCGCATAGCATTTTATTTAGTATAGCAGTTTCTTGAGTATTAAAACCAGACAAATTGAGGTAACCAGCTGCGTTAACTAGCCTGTCTACTAAAGCGTCTTGACTTATATTGTTCACATTATAAGCAGATAGATTCCTACGGAGCTCACTATGAGTAGAGTTCAAGTGTGTAGGAACGATAAACTTACCCCGTTTAAACCCGTAGTGGTTGCCGTATGTAGGTCCGCTCTCACTGTGGCCATCGTTGTATTTATACATTTCCCATACATGGCGTCTACTTTCAAAGTATGAATTTAAATACTCAGGATTGTCAACCATATTGCCCTCTCCATCATTTATCCTCGCTGCAGGCAACGCATCATACCAAGTATGTATCTCTTCAATAAGCTTTTGAGTACCAAAGTCAGCTCTGGGAAGTGCTGCACCACCATTCCCCCTTGCTACCAATCTTACAAGTAGATCAAGTTTCCTTTCCACATCCATTTCGTCAATAAATGGCTTGAGGTCAGGTGCGCTTATTCTAATCATATAGTCTGTTTTGTCCATACGCTCTGCAATTCGTAAAGTCTGATAATGTGCATACATCAAGTAAAGAAGTGCTATAGCATTATCATAGTAGTCTGCTGCAAAAACTGCATTGTAAAGACGCCCATACCTAGCTTCTTTAACATCTGATGTCACTCCTAACTCACGAAGGCGCTTAATTATGGCAGCTTCATTCGGTAACCCTTCCGTAGTAATGAACTGTTTGTTCATACCAAAGTAACTATGTTTTTCAAATGATAATTCCACCGTCTGCTTTATACCATATACCGTAGCATAAGAGGCACACTTTGTGCGTCTGCGTAACTGAAACTTCTCGCCTGAAGCCTCATCTAAAGAGCTTGGGGAC